AACGCGGGCCGCAGAGATAGGTATATCACGCACCGCGCTGAGACGTATGGCCAGGACGACTACGGCCAGCCGACGGTAAGCACTACGACCGACACCAATATGTGGGCCGAGGTGATCTACGCCGGTAGCGCGGGCGAGAGTATGAAGGCATACCAGATATTCCCTGAGCGCTCGGTAACGTTTGTGGTACGGCACCCCAACCCCACCGACGACGTGGCCGGGTTGAGCATCAGCCAGGACCACGTCATCTTGTTTGAGTCACGCGAATACGAGATACTGGGATTCGAGGAGATAGGCCGCCGCGATGGCTTGCGCATATTCTGCAAAGAGAAGGGAACCGATGGCCGATAACATGAAGGTCGAAGGGTTGGACGCACTGATTAAGCAGGTCGGTCGTCTTGGTGAGTTTCCAAAGGAGATGGCGCGCGAGCTGCGCAAAGCGAACCGGGATATAGGCCGCATGGCATCGCGCAAAATCAAACCGCAGATACCGCGCAGTGGTGAAGACTTTAAAGTTTACGAGGGCACACCAGGCAAAGGCCGAGCAAAAAAAGGCGAGGGCAAAGTGGTTAAGACAATACCCAGCGGCACGTTGCGTCGATCTATTGGTGTGCGCAATAGTCGTGGAAGTCGTATCAACGTATTTGTCGGTCCACGTAAAGGAGGCGCTTTACGTATGGATGGATATTTCGCGCAATGGACAGAGGACGGCGGCATCGGTGGTCGTATGAAAACGGTGAACAGTCCAACGTATAACAAGATTGCACCGGCACTGGCGCGCTTGCGTCCAGCCATGGAGCGCCTTATGATTATGAAGTATCGTCAGATCTTCGACAAGTTTAGACTCTAATGGAAACAGGCAAAGCGATATACAAGCTGCTTAAGGACAGCACCGACGTAGGCAATATCTGCGCCGACCGCATCTACCCAGAGTTGGCACAGCAGGACGTCGACACCCCGTTCATCGTATACACGGTAACCGATACGACGCCCAGCCCAACCAAGAACAGTACCTCAAAGCTGGATACGGCGCGCGTGGAGCTGTACTGTCTGAGCGGCGACTATGAACAAGCCATGGACCTGGGCATCGCCGTGCGTTCTGCGCTAGATCGCCAGAGCGGGACCATCAGCAACGTCCAAGTGCAGTCTATTGACTTCGATACTTCAGACATACAGTACGACCCCGACCAGCGGGTGTACGTCTTGGAGCAGACCTACGACGTGCGGGTGCTGCGTGTCGGTGTTGCCGTACCTAGCAACCTAGTACAAAACAACCTTATTACCGTCGAGGAGTCTGACGGTGCGCCCACCGGCCTAATTAATAAGCTGGTGTTTAGCAACGGCACGGTCACGATTGACGGCAATACGGCTACCGTAACCAGCGGCGGTACGCTAACGGTCGAAGAAGCCGACGGCACCCCAAGCGGCACAGCGAGTACGTTAGTGTTCCCCAACGGTACCGTCAGCATTGACGGCACTACGGCTACGCTCGACCTAAGCATTGAGAACCTGGACCCGACAGGCATACTTGAACAGATAGCTACAGAGCTTGCCGGCTTTACAGATTTGACGGGCAGCGACTTCGCGAACGGCGTAATTGGCGATTTCAACCAAGACGGCTTCGTAGGTTCTGCCGACTTGCTTATACTGCTGAGCTACTGGGAGTCTGGCTTCGACGCGACCGAGACCAGCAACCGCCTTTCGGCCAGCTACAACATCGCCAGCGGCGGCCCGCTGGACGTTGTGCGTACCATTAACAGCGAGACAGCCGACCGCGAAGGTGACGTCAACCTAAGCACAGATGAGATACCCGAAGGCAGCAACCTATACTACACTGACGCGCGCGTTGACTTGCGCATTGAGTCTGCGCTTATTAGCGATTTAAGCGATACGCCTGCGGGCATCGGCACCGCCGGCCAGGTGCTGGTAGTGAACAGCGACCGCACGGCCTACGAATTTGCTACGCGCTTGCAAGCGTCAGACCTCGCCGGCTATGTGCAACAGGTCAACGGCCTAGATCCTGACGGTAGCGGCAACGTAGAGATTACCACCGAAGACATCAACGAAGCTGCGCCCAACCTGTACTACAGTGACACGCGCTTCGATACCAGGTACGCTACCAAGACGCACTACCACGACCGCTACAGCACCGAAGCTGAGAGCGAGCGCAGCGGCGCCACCGCTACGCTGGAGATTTACTACACCGCGCGACCTGACGGCGACGGGTATGCTGAAAGCGAAGTGAGCGACGTCGGCGAGACCGACACAATCAACCGCACGCTTTACTACAGCACGAAGTTCCAAGCCGACCCAGACACCGCCGGCGATTGGACTGAGTACACCACACAGCCAGCAGATAACGCCACGTTCGCCACAGCTAAAGCGGCGCTCCTTGCCGGCCTCAACGAAACCGACGCCACAGCTGAGACGCGCGGGACGTTGCCGCTGTCGCTGAAGATGGTGCGCACGACAAGCGCGGCGTCTACTGACCTGCTGTTAGACACCTACCCAGGCGCGGCGGCGGCGTACTCTGTGCGCAAGCTGGATAAGGACTACACTGGGTATTGTATGAAGGTGCGACGCGCAAGCGATGACGCTGAAGCTGACATTGGCTTTGACTCAAATGGCGATTTGGACACTTCTGCCATAGCGACCCATTGCGGTGCGTCAGCCGGTTACTGCAGCGTGTGGTACGATATGTCAGGCAATGGCAACAACGCCACGCAAAGCACGGCGAGCGCACAGCCGCAGATATACAACGGCACGGCGGTGATTACCGAGAACGGCAAGCCTACGCTTACATTTAGTGTACATTCCTTCAGTACCTCTGTTAGTTTGACGCAACCATATTATGGTGTGAGTGTCGCTGGCATTGGTTCAAATATTAGCCGCTTCGATGCTATCTATGGAAGTTCTGTTGCGCGTGGCCCACACATAAGAACCTTCACTTCGCCGTGGATTTACGGTTTGTATAGCGGCACAGTTATAACAGGAACGAATGGAGCATCAAGTCAAGATTTGTTGTCTGTTCTATATAACAGCACAACTAGCAGCATGCATTTGAATGGCGCGTTAGAAGCAAGCGGCAACATCGGTACAAACAACCCAAGTAATTTAGAAATTGGCGACGCGAACCAAAATTGGGATGGTCAAATACAAGAAGTAATATTTTGGGACAGCGACAATAGCTCAAACCGCACTGGCATAGAGACAGACATTAACGATTACTTCAGCATTTTCACTCCCTAATGGCTACCGTCTACCTCCCCGTCACCGCGCGCCTGAACCTCACCAGCGAGCAACGCGCCAAAGGCATCAGCCGCGAGCTGTACAACCTGAAGCTACCCAAGCACCTCCACGAACCTGGGCGCACAACTACGATGCTGCTGGCCACCATCCAGCACCCGACAACAGGACAGTGGGCGTGCGTCGGTGACACCGATCTAGCTATCAACGTACACCCAGAGCGCGACCTGCATGCGCTGATAGCTTTGTTCCCTCAGCTCACCCAAGAAGAGCGCGACGCCATGACCTACTACATCGGCACGTCGGCGGTGGTGCTGTTCCAATATCTGATGCCTAGCGACTCTGAAGTATTAACGCAAGAGGAAGCAGAAGCGGCGGGTTGGTTTGGCGATTCTCTGTAAATTGCTGTCATGGAATTTCTCCTCGACAATTGGGCTGAGCTGCTTCTTGCCTTCCTGGTATTCGCCAAGGTTGTGGTGAACCTCACGCCCAGCATTAAGGACGATCGGGTATTTACGTACATCGATTTGCTTGTCAATGCTATCATCGCGAACAACACAAAAGACCCTGAATAATGGCCATTCTTAACGGCACCGTATTTCTTCTCTCCATTGGCGGCACGGCGTTGCCAGACCAAACCGAGGGCAGTATCTCCATCAGCATGGAGACACGCGACATCACCACCAAAGACTCAGCGGGATACCGTGAGCTGTTGGAGGGTGTGCGCTCTGGCACGATCAGCGTATCTGGATTGGTAGACGACGACGGTGCCGGTGGTGCCGGTGGTGTTTTGTTTGCCGACCTCGACAGCCGCACAGCACAGACGTTGGTGTTCGGTTTCGACGATGCCACCGACGACTACAACTACTCCTGTTCTGCGTTCTGCACCAGCTTGGAGGTGAGCGCTGCAACTGAGGACAACGTAACGTACTCGGCTACGTTCGAGATTACTGGCGCCATCACGCAAACCGTAGCTTAATGAAGCTAACCCTTAGCGGCAAGGAGTTCACACTTCGTTGCGATATGCGTGCCCTGGCTAACGCCAAACGCGAGAGTGGCATCGACATCGGGAAGCTCGATGAGGATGCTGTACAGATTGGTACCCTGGTATACTACTTGGCGCAGTCTGGTGCCAAGCATGCCGACGTCCCATTCAAGTACGAGCTTGACGATTTCTTGGGGTTGATTGATATGGCCGACATCGCGGCTATGACCGAAGCCCTGGTGAAGTTGCTGGGCGCAGGCACAGAAAAAAAAAGCGAAGGGTAAAGCGCTGACAGTGGAGGACTGTATCAAAGTGGGGTTGGGTCAATTGCGGCTCGACCCCACTGCGTTTTACGACATGCTGTTCTCAGACTTTCAGATTGCCGCCGAGGGTTTCTATGAGCTTGAGGAGTTGCGCCAGCAGGCACACTGGGAGCGATCGCGGTGGGTGGCGTGCCTGACGCTATCGCCACACGCCAAGAAGGGCCATCGCATAAAGCCAACCGACCTTGCTATCTTCCCGTGGGAGAAGAAACCAAAGAGCAAAGCCGACAACCGGCTACTCAAAAACGCATTGAAGGGCATAAGCCATGGCAAGACTTAAGGACCTAAAGGTTACAATTGGCCTAAGTAAGAAGGGCTTAACTAAACTGAACGGCGACCTGCGCCGGGTCAAGGGAAACTTCAGGCGCAACTTCGGGGAGATTGCGGCGCTGGCTGGCAACGTGGCTACAGCTATAGGCACGTCCTTGGTGGCTGGCCTCGGTGTCCTGATTAAGAAAGGTTCTGAACTCCAACAACTCAAGGTTGGGTTTCGGTCTATCATGGGCGGCGCAGATCAGGCCGCGGCCATGGTCGACAAGCTGAACAAGTTCACAGCTTCGACGCCGTTTCAATTGGAGCAGGTCAGCCGCTCGGCGCGCCAGCTGATTGCTGTTGGTGTTGGTGTCGATGACATCACCGACCGCATGCGTATGCTTGGCGACATCGCGGCGGCATCGGGCAACCAGATTGAAGACATCGCGGCCATCTTCGCGAAAGTCCAGGCCAAGGGTAAGGTAGACCTTGAAGCTCTCAACCAACTTGCTGAACGCGGCATACCCATCTTCGACCAGCTGCGCACCGTCACGGGTGATGCCAACATGGAGTTCGGTGCCGGCTCGGTAAAGGTCAGCGAGTTCAACGCGGCGCTCGAGCAGATGGCTGCCGAAGGTGGCTTCGCCAACGATGCCATGGTCAACCTGTCAGAGACTGTCGACGGGAGACTGTCGACGGCGATGGACAACATAGGTATCGCGCTGGGTGAGTTCGCTGAGAAGTCGGGGTTGCTGGATGCGGTCAGCAATACCCTCGAGGACTTCACCGACCAGATTCAGCGCATGTCGGCCACCGACGATGACCTGGTGAAATCGCGGGAGGAGGTATACGACATCAGCGTGCGCTTGCGTGACGCCCATAAGGGCAACATCAAAGCGCTACACGATGAGGCACAGGCAGCCAAGGACGTTGCCTTCCAACTCAAACAGAACTTAGGTACCGAAGCAGCGGCGCGGCATTATGAAGGCGCCGCGGCTATGTACGAACGTGTCTTGGATGCGTTCAGCATGGCGGGCACACATTTGTCTACGCTTGGTGACGCGCCGGCAGCGACGGGCGGTGGAGATGATAAGCCGACAATTGAAGAATTCACGGCGACGTTTAATGCCGCGGCGGCACTGCGCGAGGAAAACATACGACTCGCCGAAGCCACGCACCAAGTCGTGGTGGCTGCGGGCGACGAGGCCGAAGCGTTAAGGGGTGTCAATGAGCGCATGGGTGAGATGTATGATCTCAAGATGAATCTCATGACGCTTGAGGAGGAGGAGCCATTGTTCGATGATGACGAGCAAGAGCGCATTGCTGAGGGTACCAGGTTGTTGGAGAACGCAGCCTTTGCCGCGCAACATATTGGTCAGGCGTTCAGCATCACCAGCCAGCTAACCGAAGCCGCCTTCGCCAACATCAAAGACAAGAGCCAAGGGTTCCACATGGCTGTCAAGGCTATGCTTGAGGACCTGCTTAAGAAAGCCATTGCCTTGGCTGCTGCTTTTGCAGCCATTCAACTTATTACCGGCGGCGCTGGTGGCGCGGCTTTGGGTGGTTTTAAAGGATTCATGATGCAAGGCATGGGCTTAGGTGGCATACCACAGATGGCCGAAGGTGGCCTTTTCACCGGCGCTAGTTTGGCGATGGTGGGCGAGGGACCGGGCACCAGCTTGAGCAACCCCGAGGTGGTAGCGCCACTGGACAAACTGCAAAGCATGATGGGCGGCGGCAACGTCACCGTTACGGGCCGACTAGATGGCCGCGATATATTGATAAGCAGCGAGCGGGCAGGCTTTGACCGTAACCGCGTGAGAGGTTTCTGATGGCAGGCGAAAGACTTTACAGCGAGTTTCGCGACCACTACGGCGACGATTGGCGCGTAAGCATTTACGACACAAATGGCGCTTGGAACCCAGCTAACGCCGAGAGTTTCAAGCTAGGCAGCGAAGGGTTCATACTTAGCTATAGCGGCAACAATGAGCAACAGTACCAACCTATCATACCAAGCTCGTTAACGTTTACGTTGTACGAGGAGAACGCCGACCACACCCAAACGCTGGACCTGCTGTATAGCTTCCCTGAGGGCCGCTTGCTGGTGGAAGTGTACAGCGATCCCGACGGCGACAACGAGTTGTATTGGCGCGGCGTCGTATTGGCTGACCAGGTGGAACGCAATGACGAGCCGTTCCCGACAGCTGTCAGCTTGACAGCGAGCGACGACCTGGGCAACCTTAAGGACGTTGACTTCAGCTTAGATCTAGGCGATGTCGGTGGCTCAGGCTTGCAAGTAATCAAACAGCTTGTGCGTTGCTTGGGCGGGCTGCGTACATACTCACGCTGGGCAGACGGCGAGCCAATCATTCGGTACATCAACGATACTCAGCTTTACAGCTCTGAAGATGACACCGACCCGCTTGGCATAATCATAGCGCAAACGCCTGTTAAGGTGCTGGACGACGGCACGAGTGAAGCGTATAGCTGTTACGACATCCTGAGTAGCTTGGCATCTTGCTTTAACGCTCGCGTGTTCTTAGCTGAAGGCATCTTCTACTTCTGGCCGCTGAACGTACACAAGCGCGTCAGCGATAACGAAGCCATCCAAGCAATCGTAAAGCAGTATGACAAAGACGCTGACAACATCCCTTGGTCGAGCGAATACCTTTTAGATTTCTCTGGCAAGGTCAAGCGCATCGCTGGCACCGACTACGAAAAACTCAGCGGGCACGTGTTCACGCATTTGCCACCAGTTAAGAGCGTCGAGCGAACTAGGCGCTACAGCGGCAACATGTATGTGGTGCGCGGCAATGACGACACCGTAGTAACCAGCGGTCAGAACATCACGCTGGCCGACAGTGACCGCACCTATGAGACGGGCACAAAGTTTCGCATCAGTGGGTTTGTGGAGTTTCAAGTCCCACCCGATGCCAGCTTCGATTTTGGTTTGCCTGAATCGCGTGTACATATCGAGGTCGAGCTTATGCTAAAAGTTGGGAACCGATACTACCAACCCGAGATCTGGACAACCGACAGCTCAGACCGCTACGTTATCGACGTATCCAGCTTTGACCGTTCCAATGGTGCCAACATCAATACGAGCTACAGCTTCGTGACCGACGAGCTGCCAGCCGAGCTGGTGGGCTTGGACTGTACAGCTGTAGTCAAGTTCTTTAACGAGGAAGCTCCCGCGGTAAACGTCACCAGCAGCTACACCAGCGAAGATTTCTTCATCGACTTCGGCGTTGAGATAGTTGACGGCACCGGTACCAATGGCGACCTCATCACCTACCGCGCTACGCACAGCAGTAACAACGTGGTCGAAATCAATCAAGGTGAAATCCTGTTTGGCGATAACGTGAGCTTCAGCGCCCAGGGCAAGTTGTACGCCTTGGACGGTAGCTTAAACAGAGTTGAGAACGACTGGAAAAGCACCCAAACAGCTGGCCCGCTACCCATTCACCGCTTAGGCGTCGAAGAAGCATTAAGCCGACAGAAGTACGCCACGAAGATTCACCGCGGTACGCTGACCGATAAGGTCGAGATGTACATGACGCTGGTGGACAACAGCGAGTTCTATGTGCCGTTTGAGATGAGCACGAACATGAACCGCCGCGAGACTACTGTGGAGCGATACAAGATTGCCTACGACAACAGCGGCATCACCAGCGCCGACGACCCGCCACGCTCTGACGGTGTTTTGCGTGACGGCGTTCTGGACCTCATCAACAGCAGTGCGCTCACCGTTACGCAGCAGGTGCAACAGCCTAAGCTCACCGCCGGCGGCTTTCCTGACGACTTCACTGCGGGTCGAGCCATGCAACAAGTAAGCAGTGTCGGCCCGCTGTTCCACCGCATCAAGCTCATTGAGCACAGCGGTGGCGCCATCCATGAGATACTTACCGAGCACCAGACGTATATGTACATGAACACCTACGTCGATACCGCCAACGGCACAGGCAACATTAGGTTGCCAAGGGTGGGTGAGAACGAAGGCCGCATGTTTAGATTCAAGAGCGATGGCACCATAACGGCAACGAAGAACTACCGCATCGTTCTACAACCAGACGAGCAAACAGCTGGCGTACGCATCGATGGACAAACGAGTTTCGCCATGGATCGCGACTACGACGGCATAGCTGTAGTTTGTTACGATGGCCAGTGGTACGTCATCCAACGTAAGAGCAAGTGAGGTACTTCAAGTTCAGCGAATTCGACTCACCCGACGCGCCTGGTAGCGGCGCGCGTATGGACGCTGACTTTTTGGCCATGCTCGACGAGGCGCGAAGCATCGCCGGCGTTTCGTTCCATATCAACTCAGGGTACCGAACCCGCGTACACAATGACCGCGTCGGTGGATCTAAGAACAGCAGCCACCTGCGTGGACTGGCCGCCGACATACGATGCCGTAACAGCTCTGAACGGTTTCTCATCGTAGCCGCTCTCATAGCCGCGGGCTTCAATCGTATCGGCATTGCCGGTAGCTTCATCCACGTCGACAACGACAGCGTAAAGACGCCAGGCGTGGCGTGGCTCTATGCCTGAACGTATCGGGCGCGCCATCGGCAAAGCCAGCCAAGCGGTGGAGGCCGTAGCTGAGTCCAGTGGCAACCGGTTGCGGTGGTCAACCAAGAACA